AAGCAAGATACGATGTCGTGACACTTGAAGAGGCCCAGGAAAGGATGATTAAACGCATGAAAGGCAAGCTTCCCCCTATCAAGGGCGGACTCGACGACAACAGCACGCAGGCGCCCAGGACCAGGACCAGGACCAGGAAGCAGGCGCAGGCCCGTCAGGTTCTTGTCGAGGACTTCGACCCGCTGGGCCCAGGCGACATGCAGGATTTCGAGCCGGACGCCAGGCCCGCGGACCAGTACGACGCCGAGGAACCGCTGCAGGGCCGCGTCGCCATCCAGCGCCGAACCGTGCCGGCTTACGCAGAAGAGGCCGATCCCGCCGTAGCGTACTTGTCCAAGCGCGTAAGGGTCACGCTGGAACTCACTGATACCACGCTGTTTGTGAACGCCGTGGATGCCATCGTCAGTAACATGGGCGTGACGTTGCTGCTGCCTACCAAGGGCGAGGGCGCGACGTTTGTGCCCAAAGCCGGTTCAGAGGTCACGATCACGCTGACGGACGGCCGCGGATTCAAGTGCTATTTCCCCGGCGTGACCTTTGACGTGGACGCGCTGAATCTGCTGGGCCTGGTCTTTATCCGGGCCGAGGAGGCGTAATGGAAAAGCGCAACGTGATCGAAGCCGGACGCACACCCGCTGCCGAAGTCAAGCAGGCCGAGGCTACCGCCGACCCGGTGCAGGAAGCCGCAGCCGAGTTCAGGCCCGCCGACAAAAAGGAGTAATATGGCCACACAAAACGTAATGCGCTCATTCTTCAATTGGGATGAGCAGAGCGGGATCACGAAGGCGGGTGCAGGCAAGTTCCCGAACCCGTTCTGCGACATCGCATCAGAGTACGTGCCCAAGGACCTCAACACCATCTTCGAATGGTGCACGCCCGCAGGCACACAAGTGGCGCTGGACGTATACGGGAGAACCGCAGCCATCGAGACCGTCAAGATCGGTGATACCGTGCTTGCGGCTTCCGGAAAGATCCTGCCGGTAACCGACGTTATGCAGCATGAGGTTGACGAGCCCCTGGCGGATTTGAAGGTGGCGGGCTTGTTCAGGCGTCTGCGTATAACCCGCAACCATAAGCTGCATATCTGGCGTCCGGGTGTCGATGCCCCATCCTACAGGCTGCCATGGCATCTGGCAGAGTCAGCGATAACAGGTATACCGGCCGGCAACGTCAAGGTAGGCGACTGGGTATGTTTTCCCCGCGCCGAATACGAGATAAAAGGCGACTGGCCTTACTCCATGTATATCTGCGGTATGTACCTGTCTGAAGGCTGTCTTATCAAGCGCAGGCTGAGCGACGGCCAGGAGCACAGGCGCGGCGTGCGGTTTACGCTGGGATCCCACGAGCGCACGCTTATCGACAGGCTTGCTCAGGAACTTACGGAGTACACCGGCATGCGCCCCGTGATCAGGGTATCCGATGACCGCCCCGATGTGTGTACTGTCACCATATTCGACCCGGAGCTTGCGGACTGGCTTGCTGATAACTTCGGTGAATATGCCTGGGGCAAACGTATTCCGGATTCCGTTTTTCACTTGCCCGTATCCATGAGGCTGGAATTTATTGCAGCATGGCTTGACGGCGACGGTCATGTGTTCCGGTCCCGCGGTCATGTTAAATCTGTGCACGGTTACTCTTGCTGCCGTGGCCTTATCATGCAGATGTGCCGGCTTTCCGAGAGTTGCGGGATGTATCCCAATTATCATGAGAAAGAGAACACCAGATTCGGATCCGATGTAAAAGAGGGAAGCTGGCTTTACAGGCTTGACTACTATTTGGCGGATGCCGCCATAGTGGGTCCGCACATGCTCAAGCTGGCCCCAGGCGAGACCGTGAACGGCAAAGCGCGTAAGGATAATGTCAAGGCAACGGATCATTACGTCTGGCGCAGAGTCGAGGACGTGGGCACAGTACCCTTTACCGGTACCGTGTACAACATAACCGTTGAAGGCGAGCACACCTACACCGTGGAAGGCTGTGCGGTTTTCAACTGCGAATACCTAATGCTGTCGGTGACGCCGTTCCGCGCCGTCAGCCAGCGCGTAGTCCGCTATTTCCTCACGGAGCTAGTGTTGGAGGGGCAGAGCGATAACGAGCGTGAGAAGTACGAGGACTTCCTCAACAACCAGTTGCATGTGATTCAGCAGATGGCAGAAATCGGTGACGACTTTATGACGTACGGCAATGCCTTCGTCAGCATCTACTTCCCCTTCGACCGGTTCCTGATATGTCCGCACTGCCACACCTCCTACCATATCTCCACGATCGCGTACAAGTTCAACCGCACTTCGGGTACGTTCACGTGCGACTGCCCTAAGTGCAAGACCCAGGCCGTGGAGATGCGCAGGGAAGACCGCCGCAGCCCCGACACGTCCCGGGTCAAGATCATCCGCTGGAGCCCCAAGGACATGCGCCTGCGTGTGCATCCTATCAGCGGCAAGATCGAGTACTACCTCAGGCTCGACAGCACCTTCGTCTCCAAGCTTCTGGAGGGTGAGCCCTTCTACCTCAATGAGACACCGTGGCAGATGATCGAGGCCTGCCTCAAGTCCGACAAGTCCAAGAAGGAGTACCTGTTCAAGTTCAAGGACGACAGCATCTACCACATGCGCTGCTCCACGCTTGCGGGTCTGCCGGTCAAAGGCTGGGCCATCCCCCCTATCCTGCCCAACTTCAAGCTCGCATACTACGTCCAGCTTCTGCGCCGCTACGACGAGGCCATCGCCCTGGACTTCATCGTGCCGTTCCGCATCCTGTACCCGAGCAACACCAGCCCCCAGGGACAGGACGTGCTGTCGTCCATGAACATGAGTTCGTTCATCGGGCACATGCAGAACATGATCAACAACAAGCGCAAGAACCTGACCGACATCGCCGTCGTGCCTTTCAGCATCGGCTACGAGGCCCTGGGCGGGGAGGCCCGCACGCTGGCGCCAAAGGACAACATCGCCCTGGCCGTGGACGAGCTCCTGAACAGTCTCGGTTATCCCGCGGAGATGTACAAGGGCACGCTGTCAATCCAGGCCTTCCCCGTGGCCCTGCGCCTCTTCGAGAAGCAGTGGAATTCGCTTGTGGACGGATTCAACGACTTCAGCGCCTGGCTCTGCAAGCGCCTCAGCCGCCACTTCATGTGGGGCGAGGTGGACTGCAGTCTCCGCAGCGTCACGCTTGCCGACGACATTGAGCGCAAGGCACTGTCGCTGCAGGCGGCTGCGGGGCAGGACGTGTCGAAGCAGACCGCGTACAGGCCCCTCGGCATCGACTACATGGAAGAGCAGAAGCGCATCGTCGAGGAGCAGGAGGCTATCCAGAAACTCCAGCAGGAGGCGATGGAGCGTGCCCAGGCCCAGCAGGCGGCTCCCGCGGCTCAGGGCGGCGGCGGGGCCCCGGTCGCCGGAGCCACCCCCGGCGACGTCTACGAGCAGGCCAAGGCCCTGGCACAGCAGCTGCTGCTGCAGACACCGGAGACCATGCGCAGAGGCGAACTCATCAAGATCAAGCATTCGAACCCGACCCTGCACGCGCTCGTGCTCCAGCAGATGGACGAGATGCGTCAGGATATGGCGAGACAGGGTCAGGCCATGATGATGGAGCAGGCGAAGCAGGCGGAGGCCATAGGCTACGGTGCCGCCGCGTCGCTGCCCTCACCTATCCGCGTTCAGCTCATGATCGCGGACCAGCTGACCGACTACAACAGGGGCGATTTGAGGAAGATCGCCATGGACGTGAGAGACAAAATCCCCCACGCCGACGACGCCTTCAGGTTCGTCTACCGGCGCATGATGGGTTGGGAATAAGGAGAGTGACAATGCTCAGACTCTGTGCTGTGGCGGCTTTCGCGGCGGCTTCGGTGATGGCTAACCAGTACGCCGGCAGGACCCTGTATACGATGCCTCAGGACAAAGCCGCGGCGTCGTTCGACCACAGCCGTTTCCGGGACGGCGTGCTCGCTCGTGCTTGAGTACGCGGAGTAAAGGAATGCAGGCAATGTTCACAAAATCAGAAATGCATATCACGCTCCCTACAGTGATTATGGCGGTATTGGTGGTGCTGGCCGCTGCCGTGTTCGCGGCCGGTGCCGACACCCTGACAGGCGGTGCCCGCTTCGCTACGGTTAACGCGGACGCTATATACTTGGACGGAGAGCTTGTGGCCACCACGCAGCAGATCGCCGCCGCCGTCGCGCCGCTGGCCGCGCATATCCCTCGCACCGACAACCCGCACGGCGTGACAGCCGCGCAGGTCGGAGCGTTAACCAACGAGCTCGACCTCACGGCGTTGCGGACGTACCACTACGGCTCGCCGGATATCGTCGAGAGTCCGGCGGAGTGGTTCGGGTTCGACGGGGCCGGAACCATCACGGCGTTCAACTGGGAGGCGGGCCGCGAGAATGTAGTGATCCCTTGGGCCATCGGCGGCGTTCCGGTCACGACTATCGGGGAGAGCGTGTTTGTGAATAGCGGCATTGTATCGGTGATTGCTCCGCAGACGGTCACAATGATAGGCATCGGCGCGTTTGCTAATTGCATCTCGCTGGCCTCTGTGATTGCGCCTGCGGCGCAGACGTTCGGTAATTTTGCGTTTGTTAATTGCACCTTGCTGGCCTCTGTTTCATTGCCGCAGGCGACATCGATAGGAGGCTACGCGTTTTCCAGTTGCTATTTGCTGACCGCCGTCCGCATGGGCCGGAACGCCCCGGCAGAAGCGTCATGCGTTTTCGCAGACATAAATCCGCCGCCGACCGTCTACGTGACCGACCCGCAGGCGACAGGCTGGGGCGCGACGTGGAACGGTGCGCCGGTCGTGCGCCCG